ATTTGAAAGTTTGCATTACCTTTGCAGCCGCAAACACGGGAGTAGCTCAGTTGGTAGAGCACCGGTCTCCAAAACCGGGTGTCGGGAGTTCGAGCCTCTCCTCCCGTGCAACAACAAACCGTTGTAAATCACGAATTTACAACGGTTTTATCCGTTTAGGTCGGACGAAAGTCGGACAGATTTAATTCTTGATTGTCTAACATCCTACGTTTTCATACTTGAAAAACGTAGAAAAAAATGTTTTCTAAAAAAAGAAAAGGTTCTTCCTTAGCAACCATAGTAAGCTATACGTTACCCACCCTCCATACTGGCAAGAACTGGTATGTGGATTTCACTGCATACGACCCAGCAGAACAAAAGATGAAGCGCAAGAAATATATGCTGGATGGAATAAGCAAAATCACCGAACGTAGAAAAAGAGCTGCTGATATTATTGCAACTGTTACCGCCAGACTTCGTTCCGGATGGAACCCATGGGCAGATTTGTCTAATTCTCGCCAATATGCAAAAGTGGAAGATGTGATTGAGATGTATGCAAAATACCTTGATAAACTGCAAAAAGCCGGCAGCATCAAACCCAATACATTCACAGACTACAATAAGAGACTACGTGTACTCTGTGATTATATGCAAAACCACACCTTGCCAATCATGTACATTTACCAATTCAACCTAACCTATATTAGTGATTTCCTGGACTATCTCCTACTTGACCGTGATTCAAGCGCCCGTACCCGAAACAATTATAAGATATGGCTCTCATCATTCTGCTCATGGTTAGTCGAAAAACAATATATGGAAACTAATCCGTGCGAACGTATAAAGTCACTCAAGGAAGAAGATAAAAAACGCACTGCAATCTCTCCGGAGGATTTAAAGCGAATCACTAAATATCTGTCTGAAAATGATCCTTATTATCTTCTTGTCTGCCGAATGGAGTATTACACATTTATTCGTCCAGAAGAACTGACAAACATTAAGTTATGCGATATAAACCTAAAGGAACAAAAGATACTTGTAGCATCAAACATATCTAAAAATCGACGAGATGGCATGGTCGGATTGAATGATGAAATAATAAAGCAAATGATTGATTTGCATATATTCGATAACGATACCAATTGCTATTTATTCAGTAAAGGCTTCAAACCTGGCTATAAGAAGATTACTACCCGAGTGATTAGAGACAGATTCTATAAGCTCCGTTCAGTTTTAAAGTTACCAGATACCTATTTATTTTACAGCTTCAAAGATTCCGGAATCCGTGACTTAGCTAACTCTGCCGGTATAGTAGTTGCCCGTGATCAGGCAAGGCATACAGATATATCAACGACCAACAAATATTTGAAAGGAAGTTCTCTGACGGTACATGAAGAAACAAAACACTTTGTCGGAGAACTATAAAGGAGCAGCTTATTCAGCCACTCCTTCTACAAATTCCTTCAACCGATACAATCTATCAATAGCCGGATTATAGAAAGCATCCGGATAATGCTGCTTAATATCGCAGATATTCGCATTAACATACAGAGAGGTGTCAAAGATATGTTCTGCCTCACTTAGCATCACCTCCTTGGGTAACTGGGTTGTTTGTGCCCATTCGATTATTGCCTTGACGGATTCCTCGTCGTAAGCATATTTACTTTCTTCTGCCATAGCTACTTTATATAATCATTTATAATTGAAAATACGCGTCGTTCGCCATATCAACGGCATCCTCCAGACTGCCGCCACTTTCTTCCACAAATGCGACTATCGCATTTATGAATTCATCAAAGGAGGCAACATCCTCACCCAAAGTCCTAGCATTGTATTCCTCCTTTGTAAAACCTATATTCTCTATTAATTCCGTTTTCATTGAAACAAGCAAATACCGTTTCTTTTATAAATATGAAAAGCCCCGACGGAAGCCGGGGCCACTTATCAAAAAATGATAAGTAAAACTACTACAGCAACAAAGGTATAGTTTTCCTACCACATAAACAAATTATAACTCACCCCACCACCGACATAAAAACCACCCGGATAGCCATACCCTGCCTGCAAACCAAATCCCCACCGCTTTTTCTTCGACTTAACAACCACCGGATGATAAATATCATTCGTCACCGTCTGATACACCGTCTTAGGAAATACCTGTAAACTATCCAGCCGAGGGTCAACATATCCGCTCACCACAGCACGATACGAGCTGTCTCTATATATCACTTGCTTACGATGAAGCAAGGTATCACCTATCCGTGTCGTATCATCCGGCACGAAACGCCAGAACACAGCCATCGGCGCAGAGATAAGCATCGTATCTACCTTGACAACCGTCTTTATCTTCGTCTCTACACGAACTTCAGCCGGAGGCTGCTCATGCGGACGGAACCAAGCCGTCACACAAGCAATTGCCAGCAGTACAATTAATATCCACGGTAACTTTTTCATAGTCCCAGATATTTCATAATGCCCCATACGTGCAGATTCACAATTGCCAGTTTTCCTTCTTCGGACAACAAGAACTCCACATCCTCTTTATTATCCTGAAACAGATTTTCCGTAAGGACAGCCGGACACTTTGTGTGCTTCAGTATGTAGAATCCATTTTCTTTATCCTGGTCTCCATCCGTCATGTCCTTGCGTATCTTCATTCCCGGCAGACAGTGTTCGGCATTCTCGTACAGACAAGTCGCCAACTTATCCGCTTTTGTTTTGCCAACAGAAGTCCACGCTTCCCAACCACGGGCAGACATCCAATCACTTCCATTACCGGCAGCATTGCAGTGGATAGAAACAAGTACAGCCTCAGAAGCCTTATACTCGTTTGCCCTACGGCATCTCTCTGCCAGTGGAACATCTATCTCTTCCTTGACGATACGCTCAGCGTCAATGCCATTCTTCCTTAACTCCATTACCAGCCGTTCAGCTATCTCACGGGTATAGGCATACTCCCTTAACCGGCCGTCCGGAGAACGCTTACCGGGAGTATTACTACCATGTCCGTTGTCAATCAATACTTTCATTTTTCTTCCTCCTTATCAATCTCGTTTTCAATTCTTCCAATCACTTCCTGGACGTGCGAGGGCATCGCACGCTTGAACTCAAACCTTATCAAATGGTAGATTATCCGGAAAGCCTTATTCTTCGGGTATGCTGTAATCAGGTTCTTGAATGCGTTTTGCAAATACACGTATGAGAAAACATATGTAATAGTCTTTATAACAATGAGAGCACTTTCACCGTCACCTATTGAATCCATAAAGACGAACACCACCTCAATAATAACCAGGTACAAGAGCAATTCTGCCAATGCATTCTTAAACTTACTCCACTTGAAATTCTTGCACCGAATAATACTCACGCCATCGGCACGCATACCGCACCAGATATTAAAGGCAAACATCACCGCCAAAGCTATAAGGAAGCCTTGGGTAGGTGTCAGATACGCTAATGTCGAACTAAATAACGACACGCATATCACACGAATTTGGTCTAATGTCAATAATCTATCCATTTTCAAATACCATATAATTATTAATACTACCAACCACTTTTTTGTCGAACAATTATTAAAAGAAGTAAGCCATCATCATATATGAAATGTTCCATAATATTCCACTGACATGGGATGTCAATGCAAAGCTACCAGCATCTGCCGCCTCGAAAAAGGACATAAAAAAAAGAGCTCGATGACAACGTAAGTTGCCACCAAGCTCTTGGTGTTTATATGCATTTCTACAAGCAAATATAGGAATTTATATTTGAAATCCGATTACTTATTGCATCCTTTTTAAATGGTCATCCAATGTTTTAGGATTGCATTTCAATTTTCTACAAATGGCAGCTTTAGAATATCCGTATTCAAGCATAGTTTTAATCAATCCTTCTTTGCCCGTCAGCTTGTAATGCGAGTTATGCCCACCCTTATGCCGCCCTAATTTCTGTCCTTCGGCAACACGCCTGGCAAGACCTTCTTTGGTCCGTTGCGAAATCAAATCACGCTCAATCTGAGCTGACAGACCAAAAGCGAAGGCAAGAATCTGAGACTGTATATTGTTACCCAACTCATACTTCTCCTTTACAGTCAGAACAGTGATTTTTTTTTGCATGAGAGTGTTTAGAATGCTCATCACTTCCATCAGACGACGCCCAAGACGACTAATTTCAGAGCAAATAAGGGTATCACCCTTTTTAAGTTTTTTCAGCAAAGCGCCAAGCTTCCGTTCTTTTGCAGACTTGGTACCGGATATGGTTTCCGACACCCATTTGTCTATTTGCAGTTCTCTTATCTTACAAAATTTCTCTATCTCAAATTTCTGATTCTCAACCGTTTGTTTATCTGTACTGACTCTAATATACGCGTAAATCATTTTTCACGCAAAGATATAAAACTCAATTACAAGGTAGAAAATAGCACATCCTTATAAGATGCCTATCCAAAGTTATCGGATTACATTGCAGCCTTCTACAAATAGCGGCTTTGGAATATCCGTATTCAAACATCTTTTTTATTAGCCGTTCCTTTCCAGTCAATTTATAGTGGGAATTCTGAACACCTGGTTTTCGTCCAAGCTTCATCCCCATGGCTACCCGCCTGGCAAGTCCGGCTTTGGTTCTCCTTGATATATCTTCCCGCTCTCTTTGAGCAAACAATACTTTGAAAAAAGTATCTTGCACAGAATCTGAATCATCCTTAATAAGCTTGTCATCACGAATTTCCACAATATTGGCTTTTGCCATGAGACAATGGGATATGATTGCAATCACCATATATGCACAACGTCCGAGCCTCGAGAGTTCCGTAACATATATGGTATCGCCTTGGTCTATCGTATTCAGTATCTTGCCTAATTTCCGTACATTGGGATGCCTGGCACCAGACACACTCTCTTCAATCCACTTATCTATAATGAGCCCCTTGCGCTTGCAATATTGCATAATCTCGTACCGTTGGTTTTCAACGGTCTGTTTTTCACTGCTGACCCGTATGTAACCGTAATTCATAGGATTCTGTTTTTCTCCTTTAAAAGTAAGAATTTATATGCAATTAATAAAGTATCGAACATAAAGTTTTCATAATCCGGAGGATTCGCCCCTTAAATGTAAGGAAGATATGGCAGAGAAGCAGGATATAGCAATGAATCAGTTTCAGATAGTGACTGATGCGGATTATGTGTATGTGGAAAAAGGAAACAGCCAGGGGAAGATTAAGAAGGGTGACTTTTTCAACCTCATTCCAGCTTATACGAAGATGTATTCAGCAAACGAAGAGGTTGACTGTAATAGTTTACCGTATAATTCGAAAGTCGTATGTTATAAGCTTGTTAATGGGCCAGTTCCAAATGGATATAGTTTCATAGTGACAACCGGTTATTCTCCTTCTTGGATGACTCAAATCATGAGTACAATGGGAGGAAACGGAGGTATAAGAATTTTCGTGCGTTCATTCTATAATGGTTCTACTTGGAGCGATTGGAAGTCAGTAACTCTTACCTAATTTGACAGTTTTATTTGCCTTTTTCATTTCTTATCCAATCTTGTGCCCCTTAAATGTGAGAATATTATGGCAGATGATATTAGAGAGAATGCAATGAGTGGTGGAACTCCGGCACGGTTACGTGGGCTGGCAGCGGATGGGAACAGTATTAGTCCGACATTGGAAGAGGTTATGAATGCAATGGGTCTGTTTTACAAAAGGTTTACTGTTACTGCTGGAGGACAATATGAATTGCCTTTCAACAGTGGTCTAATTATAGTACAAGATTTATCTCAAAACTATGATAAATCTGTTGCTATTTTATGGGCTGACGGGAGAGGGAGCGTAATAGTACCAGCAAGTACTATTTCATTCTTTTCAGAGGTTGAAAATAAAATTTGTGTCATAAATACAGGAAATAACACGAAATATATTATCAAAAATAGTAGAGCAAATGATAGAGTTGTTATAGTCACATTCATAAAATAAGAATCAATTTGCTTTACCGAAATTAGATAGCGGATTGAGCTTTATGTTTCTCTGCCGTGTTCTTTGCCCCTTAAATGTATTAAGTATGGCAGAAGATAT